ACTACCGGCGGAACTATTCTTGAGGTTAGCGACGAGATCGATCTTGACGGTAAGGCCGCATGCGAAATTGCCATCGCTGCGACCTACTCAGATCATGATAAAGCAACAGGTGGTCTCGAAATAAATGTTCTGGGTGACAACAACGGAACATGGCAATCTCAAGCTGACGTGGGTGCGGGAATAGAAATGATCTTCACTAAGAACGACACAAGGCTGTTCAACTTTCCTGTTGATCCAAAGTATTACGGTAAAATTAAGATCAGCCATGATTGGAACAATACTACCGCAAGTAGTAATGTGACAATCACGACTCGATACAGAACGGCAACTATTCCCGTAGCGAGCTAACAGAATGATCCTTAAACCGCCATTGGGAGTTCAACTTAACCGAAAGCACCCTCTCGCTCGCGGCCTCGCTGGATGTTGGCTGATGAACGAGGCTGCGGGGGATATAATCAATGATCTGAGTGGGAATGCAAATACAGGAAGGTTTTATGGAGATGTTGTTTGGGGTAGTAGCATATATGGGTCGATGGTATATGTCACTGACGAACAGATAAAGGTTATCAATCCATGTAAAACGGGAGAGGGGACGATTGTTGTATGGATAAGCTGGCCGTATGATTATGGATCAGCCCATATGGATAGAATGTTTTTCGGTACATATGACGGTGACGCCAGCGATCTGTGGTATTCAAATGACGGCACTCATGTCCGTATCTGGTACAATCGTACCGATAATCAGGATTTGACTTATTATCCGTTGTGGGAAGCCTATTCGTGGCATCAGATTGCTGTAACAATTAAATCTAGTGACAGTCGTCTTTACTGCGATGGCATACTACGTGATACCAACAGTAGTGCGTCAGTAATGCCTGTTGGCGGTACTTGGTATCTAGGAGGGGGACTAGCTGACCTGGATCCCGAGCAATCCTATAATCACTTTTCTTATTATGATCGTATTTTGTCTGCCTCTGAAATCGCCAGCCTCTATTCCAACCCGTTTCAGATGATCGAACGGCCGAGCCTTGAATTGTGGACCGCAGCAACGCAAGGTGCAGTAGGTGGTGAAACTTACATCAGAACTATTAATGATGGTCTTGGCATTACGGATGCTACGATCAGAGCAGCGGTTTTTGCAAGAACATTAACCGAGTCAATGGGTATAGACGATGCTATGGGAAGGACTCAAGTTCAGCTGCGAACTGTTGCTGAAACTTTGGGAATTACCGACGCTCATGTAAAAGCTGAAGCTTATGCTATTGCAGAAGCTTTAGGGATCACTGATGTAACGAGTAAAGCGTCTGATTTTAGTCGAACACAAGCCGACACAGTTGGAATAGTTGACAACAAGGGTTGGTTCGGCGTCAGTAGCGCACATTTAGATAGTTTTTGCGGGGAAGAAGATGGAACACACTTGGCATGGGCACTTGATGGTGCTTATCGCTGGTTTCATTCAATCGAACATACCCATTGGTTTATTCTTGACATGGGTGAGAGTCATAATTGGACAAAATTTAGAAGTCGCTCCAATCACGACGATGACCCGACTAAAGTGAATATCTATGTTTCAGAAATAAAGGGGGACTGGGGAGTTGCTGTTGCTACTGATATCGATACATGGCAGGATTCAGCCGACTGGGTAGAATACGATTCAACAGATAAACAAGGTCGTTACATTAAAGTCGAAATCACGGAAACGGAAGCCGGAGGTGGCGGCAACACTTTGAACTATGGTGAAGGTCCGATTTTCGATGCTTATTACAATGACGTCATCAATCGTGCCATGACTTTTGATCGGACTTTAGCTGCGACTTTAGGACTAACTGATGATGTTGTTCGAACGTGTTTGATTTTAAGAACTTTTGCTAACGCGGTTGGTGTTACCGACGTTGCATCACATATGACGGTTTTCACCAGAATACTGTCTGAGATTTTGGGAATTGCTGACGCAGTTTCAAGATCGCAAGTTCAAGTAAGAACAATTGCGGACACGTTAGGTTTGTTGGACTTAGAGTTACCGATGATCTTGCAAGGGTAATATCTTTTGTGCGAACTGAAGCTGCAACTTTAGGGATTGTTGACACAGCCGCTCGTACAACAACTTTAACCCGAACACAAGCGGATGCGATAGGCATTGCTGATGCCATAATAAGAATTGCTGTTGCACTTCGCACTATTGACGATACCGAGAGTTTGACGGACGAGCGAAACGTTGATCACGTCATTGGAGGTTTAGTAAAGGCTGCTTGGGCTTTTGTAATAATGAGACAAACTCAAAATTGAAAGGGAAAGACATGTTGAAAATGTTGAAAATCATCAACCCTTTTAAATCCAAAATGGAACTAAGAGGAGAAGTTGTTGCAGTACTTCGGGGACCCGACGGTAGAATTAAAAATAAACAGGTTTTCCACAATCTTGTTACCGATCAAGGTGACGATTTTGCGAAATCAGCAATCTATACCGCTGCGTATGCGACGTGGGGTATGAAGCTTGGAACAGCTTCTACTGCAGCTGCGAAAAACGGTGCAGGCAGTTATATCGCTACCGGCGATTACATATCAGGCTCAGCGCAGGCTCTCGATGATTCTACACCAAAAGAAGGTGCTTCTGCAAATATCTGTCAATTCAGAAGATTGTGGGCGGCTGGTGAAGGGACAAGTAACACCATAAACCGTGTTGCCATAGTTGACAATACGTCGGATGCGGGCGAAGCAGATGCATCGCATACTTATGCGATCGCAGTGTTTCCCGCCCAAATCGCAAAAGCAGCAGGTGATACTTTGACCGTGACATGGAATGTAACTTATCTCGGAGCTTAAAATGCAAGTTGCATTGATCGGGCAAGCAAACGTTGTCACATTACCGATGGTGGCTAAAGCTTCCGGCAATCCCATTACTACTGGAACGGTCAATTTCTACTTGTTGGCTAAAAACGGAACGAACGCTAACAAATGGTATCGAGGTTCAGATGCTTCTTGGCAAGTTGCAGAAGCCGTAGCGGGAGCAGCGACGCACCGAGCGGACGGACATTGGTATCTTTCTTTGCCGAGTGCAGTTTGGACTAGAAATGTACGTTACAGATTGTATGCGAAGGAAGAGGGTAATTTGCATATTCCCGTTGGAGAAGATATCATTGGCGAATTAGGTCAAGCTGGAGCAGGATCAACTGCTTCTATCTATACTGTCTTGGATGGCGATGCAAATCCGATTGACGGTGCTAGCGTTTGGGTTTCAACCGATGTTGCCGGCAGCAATGTCGTGGCATCGGGTGTGACGAATGCGTTAGGTAAAGTGACGTTTTATCTTGATGCGGGAACGTATTATATTTGGTCTCAGAAAGCAGGATATGATTTTACTAATCCGGATATAGAGGTAGTACCGTAATGAGTGACTGGACGACAACGGGAACTAAAGCTACTTCTCCAGACGCTGAAGGTAATTATATTGACAACACTGATGTTGACAATTGGGCAGACGGAGCTACTGCAGCAGAAAAGCTGGCAACAATTCAGAGAGCAGAACAACTCATCGAGCGGATTACCCGCGATTATTTCTATGCCAAGAATTTTACCATCTATAGAAACGGCAATGGCACAAATTATCTGCAGCTTGAATTGATGCCGGACATCATTACTGTGACGGAGATATTGGTTCACGGTGTGGAAATGGATGCAAGTTGGTGGACCTACGATGTTCGGGCGGTTTACCTTGATCCGGAATCTGCAACGGGTGGAGTTGACGATGCTGAATTGCTTTTGCGTTTGGAACACAAAAAAGGTTTGTTCCCAAAAGGAATGAACAATATCAAAATTACAGGTACGTACGGATGGACATGCTGTCCGTCAGCAATTAAGCAAGCAACAATAATCCTCTGCCGTTATGAAAACGATAGCACGCTTTATACTGCATATGACGACGTTGTTTCGGACAGATTGGACGATGCTACGTACAATCGTGGAACTAAAAAATTCTTGACGGGAATCCATGAAGCGGACAGATTGATTCGGAATTATATTCGTAAAAAGCCCATGCTTGGAGCGTGTTGATGCAGTTTAACAGCAAAGTCAATGTGCTTAGGATACAAAGAACATCTGATGGTATGGGTGGATGGACTGAAGCTGAAACGGTTTTACACAACAACTTGCCTTGTCGGATTGCTTGGAGCAAGGGTTATGAAAAAATTCAGTTCAGTAAAGATACGCACTATTGCGATGCTAAACTATTTTGCAGGGTTGTCGATGTTACGACAAAAGATCGGATCGAGTACGATTCCAAGAAATACGAAATAGTTGATGTAGTTAATCCCGACAACAAGAACAAACGATTGACTTTGAGTCTGAAGCTCATAGAATGAGTCGAAAACAGGAAAGAAAATTTGAAAATTTAACTAACCGGGTTGTCAAGTTGATGAACAGACTACATGAACTTGAAATGACCTTTAGTCGTCTCAAAAACGAAAGTGAAGAGTTGTTAAGAAAGATGCTGAGCAGGCAGGATGGCAAAAATAACCGACAATAGTAAAAAGGTACTAAAAGAAGTGGATCGATTGATCAGCCAGAAGCTTGTTACGGCGGCTGTGATGGTTGAACGAACGGCTAAAGAAGAATGTCCGGTTCTTACCGGAACGTTAAGACGTTCCATAACCCATGAACCCACTGTACCGGAACGTGAAGTTTTAGTAGGGACCAATGTTGAATATGCTGCCTACGTTGAACTAGGGACAAGTAAAATGGCTGCACAGCCGTACTTGCGACCGGCACTTGAAGCAAACGTGAATGAAATCCGGAAATTATTTAAAGCACGATGAAGACTCTTTTTCAAGCTGTTTATAGCGAATATGCAGGAAGTGCTTTGGCATCTTCATTAACGGACTTGTATAACACGCAAGCTCCTTCTGAAGCTGTGTTTCCATATGGCGTGTTTACACTTGTCAGCAACGTACATGATTTTACATTCACGGAACGGTTTGAAAATTGCCTTTTGCAATTCAGTTTGTTTGACGACTCTTCTTCCCCGTCAAACGTATGCGATTATTTTGAATTGTTGAAGGCGGTGTTCGATTTTCTGGATTTGGAAGTGTCGGGATACACGACTGTTAGTCTTGTCAGAGAAGCTGCCAACCTTATCACAGTAGAAGACGTTTGGCAATACACAGTAACGTACAGAATATATTTACAAACAGATTGATTTAGGAGATACGGTTATGACGGTGAAAGCAGGATACAAAGGTGCGGTGTACATCGGTGGTACGAAAATCGGTGGTTCGACTACATGGAGCTATTCAGGCGAAACCCGCAACATGCAGGACATTGACGAATTTGAAGATGAGGTTGTCAAACAACTGCCGTTGCAAATCGTCGGTGGCGATATCGAAATTACCGGCAATTATTTACTGGACTCGGACGACGGCCAGAAGTTGCTCAAAACTAACTTTGACGCTGCAACGGAGATCACCGACATCAAACTTTACACCGACAAAGACAACGGAGTTTATCTAACTCCAGATGCCAGTTCGCATTGCGTGGTCACCAACGTAAACTCCGTTGGCAACGACAAGAGCGGGGTTGGCACGTTCAGTTGCACCATACACGTTAACGGTCAACTTGAACAAGCGGGCAGTTCAACTGCTGTTACGTTTGATACGATCGGTGTTCACGATGTTACTGCAGCTGAAGCCAGCTTTGTTGGCAGACTGTTGAATGCAGGCGGATTCGGAGACATCACGTGCTATTTCGAGTACGGTGAGACCGTCGCTTACGGTAGCGATACTTCAGGCACAGCCGACGTGATGGATGCGGCGGCGATAGCTCTTGGCGGATTGTTCGAGCAATCTTCAGGGGTATTGGACGCAGAGACAACCTACCATTGGCGAATTCATGCAACCCATACGGGCGGTGCAGTTCACGTGGTTGGTCCGGACCAAACGTTTACTACGCCTGCAGCGTAAATTATCGGACAGGAGACATTGGAATGGCTCGGTTTAATTCAAGCGATGGTGGAACATGGTATTATTTTGATCCCACCAACGAAGCGGTGGGTGGCGTATGTCTTCGTTTGCCAACGGAAGAAGAATACAGTGCCATCAATAAAGTAACGTTGATTAGCAGAAAAAAGAAAGCAATCAGAGGTGTTCTCTACGAAGATGTGAAGTACGACGAGGTCAAACAAGCTAAGTTGCGTTGGCGAGCCATGATCGTCGATTGGCGCAACGTTTGTCTCGATGATTCACCGCCGCTGGAATGCACGGATGAGAACAAAGACAAGATGATGCAAGTTAGTTCATTCAAAGTGTGGATCGGATCAAAGATCGAAAAACTGATCGAAGAAACGGAAGAACTCAAGGAAGCGCTAGTAAAAAACTCCGAAGATACGTCAGATGGCAGCGTCGACCTTTAGACTGTCCTGCTTGCGTTGATTTATATTTAGGACAACTCAAAGAACCGCCATGTGACGAATGTTACGTAGAGCTTGATCCGGCCAACGCCGAAACAATGCGAATTTACGGATTGATTCGCAATCAGGTGCGTGTGACGGCTATGGGAGAAGTTGTTGGATTGGATTATGGTGCGGTGCTGAACGTCGTCAAACTTTACGTGAAAGACGATGAAGAGGCTAGAAGAATATTCGAAAATGTTTTGATATGCTACCAAACTGAAAAAGAATTGGACAAAGGCCGATAAACGATGAATTTTCTTACAGCCAACGTCAATATAAAAGTAGACGACAAGCAACTGTCTACGCAACTTGCAAAGGCCAAATCTTCCGTTACAAAGGCTGTTTCAAGCATCGAATCCGTTTTTGATAGGATGGCCGGTTCTTCCAAGTCTGCTTTTAACAGGGTAGTTGGGGTGGCCGGATGGGCTGGAACAGCAATAAAATCCGTCTTTGCTAAGATGGGGTCCCTTTGCAAACGCGTTTTCGAGAGAATGGTAAAATACGCAAAATGGGCCGGGCTTGCCATCGCCGGAGCGTTGGCAGCTTCGATAAAAACCTTCGCGACTTTTGAAACTAAGTTGGTTGACATCAGCACTCTTCTTGCAGGCAAAGCAACAGCCACTCTTGCAAGGTACGCCGAAGGCGTAAAGAAGTTAGCCGTTGAATTCGGAGAGAGTACCACAACCCTTCTCGAAGGTTTATATAACATCGTATCAGCAGGCATCGCTTCAAGTAAAGCTCTGACGGTTTTGAAAGTGTCTACAACGGCGGCGACTGCCGGACTCACCGAAACGTCCGTTGCAGCATACGCCATTACGGGTATTTTAAATGCGTATAAATTGAGTGCGGAAGAAGCTGAACGAGTTTCAGACATTCTTTTTGCCACCGTTCAACGCGGCCAAACTACGTTCGCTGCATTAGCTACCGTAATTGGCCGCGTGACGGCCATAGCTGCTCCCGCTGGAATTGCTTTTGAAGAAGTTGCTGCAGCAATAGCTACTATTACTAGAGCAGGAATCAGCACGGACGAAGCCATTACTGGCTTGCGAATGGCAATCGTAGCTCTTCAGGGCCAGAATGAGTCGGCTGCAGCTATTGCAAAACAGCATGGTATTGAATTGTCGGTCGAAGCGTTGAACGCCAACAAACTCAAAGGCATGCTGGAGAAACTCAGCCAGTTGAGTCCAACCGTTATTGCCGACATTTTTTCGGAAATTCGAGCAAGAACCGCTTTAAATGCTCTTCTCACCGATCAAGAAGGTTTCCTTTCCGATCTGGAGCTTGCGACAAACAGTGCAGGATTGGCCCAGCAAGCTTTTACAAAACAAAGTGACACTCTGGCCTTTAGTTTAAAACAATTGTGGCAAGCTGTTAAAGTTGGTGCTACAATTATCGGAGAGCAATTTGCAGATGAAATAAAAAAGACTGCAACTAGTCTTACTAAGTGGATAGTAGACAATCAAGAAACCATAGAACGTTGGGCAGCGATACTGGTAACTTATCTTGTTCGTATCAAGGATGCAACAAAATCTTTGATAACTCTTTTAATTGCAGATTTCTCAAAAGGGATGGAAGTACTGAAAGACGTAGCAATCGTTGTTGGAAAAGCGATTATCGACTCATTTTTAATTTTAGGTTCAGAAGCAGCTATAGCCTTCTCAGTAGCTTTTGGAAAAGAAATTGGTCGATTTCTCGAAAGATTGGGTGCGAGCATGTCTAAGTGGGGCGCTCCCATATCAAGACTTTTACTTATTGAAACAGGTAAAGCCATATACGATGATGCTATACGAAATGAAAATCGTATGACAACTGCTACGGAGCGTCTTGGTACGGCCTGGAAAGGTGTAAAGGAGACTTTAGTTGAAACAGGAAAGCTCCTTGAAGCAATGAAACCGAAACCGGTTCTTACTGAAATTCCATCTTTACCAAGCGCTGCGGAACGTCGAGGTTTTGCACCTGCTAAGGATTTGGATTTGTACGATTGGAAAGCCCCACTTAAATCTTATGAGGACGAACGAACAGCTGTTGCCGAACGAGTAGCTGATGAAGAAATTGCAACAGCGATTAATACGAGAGCAATACTTGCCAGAGACTTACAGGAGCGATATGCATATGAAGAAGAATTAGCAAAGATTGCAACTGAAAAGGCTGTAACTGCTGCACAACAAGAAGTTGAAGCTTTGCGACATATGTACTGGATGACAAATACGGAAAAAATTCAATATCTTGAGGATTATCTTGAGTCGTATAGAGCAACAAATGAGGGGATTTTGGAAGCTGAAGAAGTGCTCAACGAAGAATTGCTTAGACTTGAGCGTTCTAGAGTAGATCAGATGAAAGTCTATAGGGCTGAATTACTTGAGGACATACAAGACAAAGCGAAATGGCTATCAAAAAGCCTTGCTACAACTTGGCGTAACGTAGAAAAATCGTTAAGTGGAACGCTTAGCAATATGTTGACGGATGCTAAGAATTGGAAAGAGCATCTTAATAACTTTTGGAAAAGCATAGCTAGAGCCTTTGCAGATATGGTTGCCGATATGATTGCTAAGTGGATGATGTTCAAGATGGTTACAGGTTTCACGGGCCTAGGAGGTGGTGGTCTTGCTGGAATGCCGTTGGTTATGGGGTCAGGAATAACAGCGGGAGGTTTCGCAAATTCTGTGGGCGAACGATTTACAGGAACTGCTCCTACAAATTTTACCAATCCTCCGGGTATTATTGAAGCTCCTTCAGCACAACACGGCGGGACAGTTACAAAAACTGGTTGGGCTAAAGTCCATAAAGGTGAGACGTTTTCTGGTGTAGGTAGTAATTATGGTCAGACATCAATGACGGTCAATGTTTACAACAATGTTGAAGGTGTGAACGTTGAAATTGAAGAGGACCAAGATCGACACATAGTGGATGTCATAGTTGAGAAAATGGCAACCGATGGCCCATTGCGTTACGCTGTTCAGAGTGTAAGGGGTTAACAATGGAGACGTTCCCAACATTAACACGTAAAGGCAGCAGAAAAGGATACTCGGAAAAGCGTAGTAAGAATGCTGTTAATATTGCATCCAAAGCATCAGGCCTACCACTAGTCAATAAGTTATTCACATTTGATCCTACGACATGGAAGTATACGTTGGATTTGGTATCAGATGTTGATAAAGCAACATTGTTGACGTTCTACAATGCTAATAAAGATGTGCCTTTTTACTGGCCTAATCCACAGGACGGTCTTGTATATGAAGTAATTTTTGATGGACCTCCCGCTGTTACAATCGCCGGTTCAGATGGCACGAACGTCTACTGGAAAATCGTTTTAACGCTTGTGCAATATTCACCAGCTACGGTAGCGAATAGTTGCTTACTTGCACGCGTAGCACATTGGAAGCTTGATGACAATGGAGCCAATACAACTGTTCTGGATTGGAGCGGTAACGCGTACACTGGTGTTCTTAAAGGTGGTGATAATACCGCAGACTTATCTATCACTGGTAAAGTTGGTAAAGCTTTTAGGTTCAACGGCACAGATGACTCGGTGAATTGCGGGGACATCCTAAAGAATGGGACGAATTCGTTTTCGGTCTCTGCGTGGTTCAAGACAACAAGTGTTGCTACGGGTACTTCAAATGCGATATTACAGAATAAAAGCACAGGGACAGCTGTTGCTGCAGGTTATAGATTAGCAGCCCCGGCTGGTACGATAGTATTTCATATCGCAGACGGCGTAAATCAAGCTTCAATGAGTCGTGGTTCTGGACTTAACGACGATAGCTGGCATCATGTTGTGGGTGTTGTTGACCGAACTACCGATTTAATGAGACTCTATATTGACGGTTTATTATCAGGGGATGCTTCGTCAACTGCAGCAATAGGTGATATTACGTCTGTGAATGATTTATGCATCGGATCTTTAAGCGACCAGTGGCATTTCTTTGATGGCGGTATCGACGACGCAATGATTTTCAACAGAGCACTTACAGCCAATGAAGTAGCTTGGCTTGCATTAGGAGAAGAATCGTGAGTAACAACCTTTATGGTGCAATTGATCTAGTCGGTGGCGGAACAGGTGCGCTCGATAAGATAGACGGTGCAGATCTCGTTGACTAACGCAGGCACTAAACGATGGATTCTTGTGTCGTTGATAGCAGCTGGACTTGATATTCCAGGAATTACAGACGGCAATATCCCTTATATGTCTGCTTCTGGGTTTGCTGATAGCCCGATTCAAACGGACGGCACAAATGTTGGTCTTGGGATAGCTGGGGCATCTGCTGATGGGAAATTGCACGTTCATGCCGATACGGCAGGAGCCGTAGTTGCCGATGACCAGGCAGATGACTTGGTAGTGGAAAACTCTGGACACGGTGGCATTTCTATTCTTACGCCAGAAGCATCGAGGGCGCAAATTTATTTTGGGAACCCTTCTTCTTCGACTGGTGCTTTGATTAGATGGCAGCAAAGTACCGGAATTTTCCTGCTATCACCAGGACATGCCGATCATGTAATTAGATTGGGGTCTGCTAATCAAAAAGTCGCCTTGGGCACAGATTTCCCTGATGCAATTTTACAAGTAGTTGGTGATTGCAAATTCGGAGATGACGACACCAATTACTGTTCCGTATCTGCTACAGGAGATGTATCTTTCACAGGTTCAGCAGGATTCTATCCCCGGTTTTTAACA